GAAAAAATACAGTGATTGGAGCAATATATGGCCTTGGATTAGTATAATAACGCCCATAAAAATAAAAAATGCTTAATTCACCAGTTTGCGGTGGATTATATGAAGTCCCATCTGTATTATATAGAGTTCCACTTCTAAGGGCATTCATATTAGGTGATGTACCTAAAATTTCAGCAATATATGTCAAAGAAAGTTGATCTGATGATGGAAACTGCATTCTATTTTGTTGTATGTATTAATTTTTCAAGAGTATCAACCTTATCTGATAATTCTTTAATAGCTTCAATAAGAATAGCTACAATATTGCCATATGATACTGATTTAAATTGTTCAGAGCTTGTATCAGTAAATACAACTTCGGGAAGAACTCTTTCAACATCTTGAGCAATTAATCCAATTTGACGAGAATCATTTTTATTATTAACCATATTGTATGAAACACCTGTTAGTGACTTTACAGTTGATAATGAATTAATAAGTTTTGTAATATTTGTTTTAAAACGTATATCAGAACCAGCTGTTATATTACCTTGTGCATAAATATTACCAACACTTACATTTATATCACCAGTATTTACAGTTAAATTGCCAGAAGTAACAATAGTAGTTCCCGCATTTAATGTTCCTAACGTGGTAGTACCAGCTGTAGCAGTTAAATTACCAGATGTAATAGATAGATTACCAGAAGTAACAGTAGTAGTTCCAGTATTTAATGTTCCTAATGTAGTAGTACCAGCTGCAGCAGTTAAATTACCAGATGTAATAGATAGATTACCAGAAGTAACAGTAGTATTTCCAGTATTTAATGTTCCTAAAGTAGTAGTACCAGCTGTAGCAGTTAGATTACCAGATGTAATAGATAGATTACCAGAAGTAACAGTCGTATTTCCAGTATTTAATGTTCCTAAAGTGGTAATACCAGATGTAGCAGTTAAATTACCAGATGTAATAGATAGATTACCAGAAGTAACAGTAGTATTTCCAGTATTTAATGTTCCTAAAGTGGTAATACCAGTTGTAGCAGTTAAATTACCAGATGTAATAGATAGATTACCAGATGTAATAGATAGATTACCAGAAGTAACAGTAGTATTTCCAGTATTTAATGTTCCTAAAGTTGTAGTATTAGCATTTAATGTTCCTAAAATGGTAGTACCAGCTGTAGCAGTTAGATTACCAGATGTAATAGATAGATTACCAGAAGTAACAGTAGTATTTCCAGTATTTAATGTTCCTAACGTGGTAGTACCAGCTGTAGCAGTTAAATTACCTGATGTAATAGATAGATTACCTGAAGTAACAGTAGTATTTCCAGTATTTAATGTTCCTAAAGTTGTAGTACCAGCTGTAGCAGTTAAATTACCAGATGTAATAGATAGATTACCAGAAGTAACAGTAGTATTTGCAACAATATTTAAAGATGGTTGATTAGTTGTAATAGAACTTACTACTAAATTATTAGTGCTAGTAGTTCCTACAATTTGAAGATTGGTAGTAGGATTAGTTGTTCCAATTCCAACATATCCATTTACATATAAAGAATTGTAGAAACGTATATCACCCATTTTAGGGCCAACGTTAGTAATATTAGAGCTTGTTACAATACCCCATACTTGTGCTAAAGTGTTAGGAATATTAGCAGAATTATAAACATATCGTGCATCTTGCCAGTTATTGCCAGCACCAAAATTAGTACTATCAGAAGCTACTTGATAGTCTACAGTGTATGTACCAGAACTAGCGGTACGAATAAATTGTGACATAAATCCAACATTAGTTGATAATAAATCATTATTGCCAGCACGAATATCGACAAAGTTTTTAACATTAATACCACCATTATCAATATGAATACCACCACATTCAACGATTTGATTATCATTCATATTTACAATATCAATGGCTGGATATGTGGCCCATAAAGCAGACGCACCACCAATAACATTAATTGGCGGGTCTAACATTTCATAGCGTAGTACACGACAATCAATATCACCATTTGTATAAAGAGTATCATTTGGTTCATAACCAGTAATAGTAACATAACCAGGATTACCAGGTAGACCATAATCTTGGCCAAATGGTGTAGCATTATTTTGTGAAATCCATTGGCCTCCTAGACATACTAAATTAGATAAATATCCACTAAGTGTGGAAGTAGCAATATATGTAGCACCACCACCGCCACCTGCAGAAACTACTATACTTCCCTGTCCACCGCCACCTCCTGTATAGCCGCCGCCACCATACCCCCCAATTCTAGTCCCATTTCCACCTACTCCTCCATTAGTTAAACCTCCTGATATGAGTAAATTAGTTGTATTAGCGGGGTCTCCATTGCCACCGTTTCCACCTCCATTTCCACCAGAAGTTAATTGACCACCTTGGCCGCCATCAGCAAATGTTTGATAATTCCCATTTGTAAGTGTACTAATAGCATCATAGCCGCCTGTTCCTGCTCTTATAAAATCAATATTACCAGATGTAGTAACACGTCCACCATCACCGCCTCCGTGACCTCCACCTGAGCTTGAAGAAATATTAAGAGGTGCCCAACCATTACCACCACCTGCACCAGCTATACAGACAATAGTAGATATATATGTACCTCCTCCAATAGAACTAAGATAGATTAGAGAGGTGCCTTTAGAGCCATTATTAGCATCGCCAACTGTGCCAGTAAATATTTGAAGTTTATCACCTTGTTTAACTGATAATGTTCCCGCAATATAAGTACCAATACCAGGAAGGTCAATATTGGGTTGTCCACTTCCATATATATTTGAACCACCAGAACCAATAAGTTGAAAATGTATTTTTGTAACTGGATCATTAATTGTGTATAATGTAGAAGTTGTAAAGGATGAATTAATAGTATTTCCATTTGGTAAACCCCATATGGTTACACCAGCATTAGTAGGTTCAGTTTGTGCACCAGGTTCAGTAAATACAGTAGAGCCATTAACAAATAATTGTGGGCCATCGGTTGGTGGATTAGTATTATTAATTCTTATTGGGCTATAAAAATTAACAGGAGAAAATCCAAAACAACTGGATATGAAAATAGTTGAAAATCGTCCATAATCAACATTGAATGAAGAAGTTGTTACACTTGACACATAAATATTATCTGATGGCATAAGTTGTCCATTAGTTGAAGTAATTAATACATAGTTACTTGGTACGGGGTAGTCATAATCTTGTAGAACATACGTGACATCAGATGAAGAAGTGTCATTATAGGTTCTAATAATTAAAGGTCCACTAGATACTGCTTGAATACCACTAGAACTCATCTAGAAACGGCTGAGAATGAAATTATTTGATAAAAATCTTACCATATAGATACTTTACTGCGCAACAAAATAAATTATTAAATATCCGGAACATTCAACAGAATGCCCGCAGGCGGAGGACTATTACAACTTGTAGCAACAGGCAAACAAGATTTATTCTTAGTGGGTAATCCACAAATAAGCTTCTTTAAGATGGTATATCGTCGACATACAAATTTTGCAACAGAATGTCAACCTATGTATTTCGATGGTACTCCAAATTTTGGACACAGAATTACGTGTTTAGTGCCTCGTAGAGGTGACCTATTAGGAAAAGTCTACTTAGATGTGACTTTACCACAAATTTACGATTCTTCAGGAAATCCATTATCATATACAAATTCTATAGGGCACGCATTAATTAGTGAAATAACGTTTGAAATAGGTGAACAAGAAATAGATAGACAAACAGGCGAATGGATGGAAATTTGGACTCAAATGACAACGCCAGCTGGTCAACGTGATGCTTTAAACCAAATGATTGGACGTCTTGACCAATATATAGCTCCACAGACAAGTACAGGTATGAATATTATAGCACCTGGTCCACAATCAGAAGGATTAAGATTACTAATTCCTTTACAATTCTATTTTTGTAATAATCCAGGACTATATTTACCCTTATTGGCTTTACAGTATTCGCCTATTCGTATTAATATAACATTAACACCATTACAACAATTATTTTTTGCAAATCCCTATAATTATCCAAATATAGTACCAGACCCTTGTAATGACCAATCAAATTGGAAACCATCTTGTCAAATTAATGTTGACTGTACATCACAAATTGTGAATATGATGTTATGGGGTGAATATGTTTATTTAGATGTGGAGGAGCGTCGTATGTTTGTTTCCACTTCACACGAATATCTGATTGAACAAGTTCAATATACCCCTCCATATTCTATAACTGCACAGCAAACAACTGCAACAGTTTCAATTGAGTTTAATCATCCAATTAAAGAGTTCTTTTTTGTAGCACAGAGAGATGAAATGATTAATAGAAACGAATGGTTCAATTATAGTAGTTTAGCAATTGATGAAAATGTTTCTCCCGCAGTTACACCATATTTAAATCTGTTGAATGACCCAAATGGTAGAACTGATTTAATTTCATTGGCAAAACTCCAATTGGATGGTTATGATAGATTTCCAAATAGGGCTCCGTTTTATTTTAGATTACAGCAACCATATGACCATCACACTACCACTCCGGCCTTCGCATATATTTATAACTATTCATTCGCATTACGTCCAGAAGATTCACAACCGACAGGTACAATGAATGCAAGTAGAATTGATAGTATTGTATGGCAAATTCAAATGAATCCAGTTTTAAGTAATGCATCAATTCCGTCTTGGCAACAAAGAGGACCTTGTCATATAGTTGTTTACGGACATAATTATAATGTATTTCGTGTAATTAATGGTTTTGGTGGTTTATTATTTACCATTTAATTTAAAAATAATATATTTAATTACATAAATTATCTTTGGTTCACTGTGAGACAAAGATGATTGTAAAAAGTCACATTAAACAGTAATGAGCTCAGGTGTATCTCAAATTGAATATTGGCGTGAGGTCAATAAACCCGATAAAAAGGCTAATGAAGCTAATACAAAAGATGTTAAAGAGGGTGGACCAGGAGCTATATATCTTTCATATGATGTATTTCTTGGATTAACAGTAATTGGAGGAATATTAGCCTTAGACCATCTTTATTTACGTTCACCTTTAACATTTATTGCGAAACTTATTGTAAATGTATTAACATTGGGTTCTTGGTGGATGTATGATGCTTCACAGGCGGTATTTAATAAGGACGTTGTAAAAGTATTTGGTTTAGGTGTTCCAGGTATGGGACCAAAAGGTATTGCAGCTGGTGTATTAGCCAATGATGTTCCTGATAAAAAACATATGTCATTTTTAATTTATGGTTTAGCAGTCATAATAGGTGGTATTTTTGGATTAGATTCATTTATTGTTGGTGATAAACAATCAGGATTTATTCGATTAATATGTTTAATTACAGGTATACTTGCACCAATAGCAATTTTTTGGTGGTTATATAATCTTGGTATGTTTTTATTCAAAACAAAGGATGTAACAAATACGTATTGGGATTATTTTGGAGCACCAGAACCTGCTGAACACGGAATGACTTGGGGTGAGAAACTAGCAACAAAGTTTCCATTCTTACAAAAGCTATTTGGACCTATTTCACGTGTTAAAAATGCAGTAGTCGGAACAGCAGAAGGAGTAATTAATACAGCAGAGGCGTTAGGAGAGGCAGTATTAACAGACCCAATTGGAACTGCTAAGCGTGTAATTATAGCACCTGCAGTTATTGCTAAACAAAAAGTTAATAATGCTGTAGAAATGGGTGAACAAATAGTAGATGAAGCAGTTGATAGTGTAGGTGATGTTGCTATGGAACCATTGGCACTTGCTGGACAAAAGGTTGAAGGTATAGTAAATAAATTTACTAGTGAATTAAAACCAGCTATTAATGCTGCAATGCTTCCTATAACAGGAGCGATTACTACTGCAGTTCAACCTGTAGTGGCTGCTGCAGCACCATTTAAGAATACACTTAATGCAGGAATTGCAACAGCACAAACAGGGTTACAAGTTGCACAGGAAGGATTAGCATTAGGTAAGAATGCATTAAATACAGGTAAATCTGTTGCGGATAAGACATTAAATGTAATAGGAGAAACAGCTGAAGCAGGAACAAAAGCTTTAACATTAGCGCCAGCAGCAATGTCATTGGCATCAGGATTTACTCCAGCGGCGGCAGCTGTAGCATTAGCTAAATTGCCTCAACAAGGAGGTGGAAGTAATTCAGGTGTTCTTCCATATGTATTTATCGGAACATTGGCGGTAATTGTTGTGTCTGGATTGGTAATAACTTACCGTCGATACAGACAGAATGAGCAACCACGGAAGAATGATTCCCCTCCCGAGCCAGGAGTTCTTCGAAAGTCTAATCAAGAAAAATCCTCCTAAACCTCACGATCCTATTGTAATTATCAAGTTTGGTGCCAATTGGTGTGGTCCTTGTAAGAGATTAGATATGGATTTTTTAACTGGATTAAGTGAACATATTAAATGGTATGAATGTGATGTGGATGATAATGATTATACACCTGGTTATTGTGGTGTTAGAGGTATTCCAGCATTTTTAGCAATTGTAAATGGGAATGCGCAACCTTTATATGTACAAAGTGATACAATGAAGGTGGCGCAATGGATTAAGGGTGGATTTAAGGCTTAGATTTATTAAAATTAACTATTTCTAAAATAATTTTACTACGAGTACGTCTCAGGCGTCTCTTAGGAGGATTAGGTGTAATTTTTGGTTTTACATCATTAAATGATACAGATTCACCAAAATATTTAGTTTGGCATTGACCCATTATTACTAATTATGCGTGTGACTTTAAACTTTGGAAGGACGTAAATCTAAGTTGGGTACAATTCGTGTGCCTTCTTTCCAAATACTGAAATCATTTTTGGTGGAAGCATTATCAGTTGGGGTTATAGAATCGAGTGGTGTACCCATTGAGTTATTATATTCTTGAGGAGTACCCTTTTCAGGTTCAAACAAATGATACTCTTTGCTGGAAACAAACATACCAAAGTGTTCATTAAAAGCAGTTGGGCCAGTCGCAGTTGAATTTAGGTCATAAATAAAATTAAGTTTCTTTGTAGCACTATTTTTAGTATTAACAAAGGGGAAATATAAAACACATCTGGTACAAAGTTCTCTAAATTCTTCGAGTGGTTTTTGAATTTCAGTATTAAACTTTCTTACTCTCTTGCTATTAATTTCAGTTTCAGTAATGTCCTTCAAAACTGAATCAATGTATTCAGAATATAGTTTGAGTTGAGTAGAAATTTGTGGAATAGATACAAATTGTGCCACAGTTTGATAGTCAAGATTAATATTAGAATCATTAAGTAGAATAAATGTTTCACGTGTATATTTGAGACCAATTTTTTCAATTTCATCATTGTATTTAGTTAAAATACTATTAATTTCAACATCTGATTTATAGTGTGATAGTTGACGATTGTAGGATTGTCCGCTTTTAACTTTTAAGAATAATTCAGATTGTTGATTAACTAAGCAGGAAACGCCAATAACCATCATTCCTTTAGCACGACGTTTAATTGTAAATTTATTCATACTACGAAGACGTTTAATGAAGGTTGCCATTGTAACAGTATTAGTTTGTGTCCATCCTGAGGCAGTTAAGTACATTTGATATATATCAGAAAGAAGAAGGTCAGAGCCTTTAGAGGAATCATCTAGGTATAAATCACAGAAGAGTTTAATCCATTCATCGTGGGAAATCTTAGCAGGTTCTTGTTCTGTCATAACAGTAGCATCATCTTTTTCTTCCTCTTCAATAACAGTAGTAGCATCTTCTTCTTTTTCATTGTAGTCAATAAGTTTATGAATTGTATTGAAAGCTGTAAGATATTCATTCTTTGCGATTATAGCACTAAACCAATTACTTAAAATATTATCGCCAACTCTACTTTTAACTGTTGAAAAATACATTTGATTAAATTTATAATAGGGCATAGGATATTTATGTTCATTGAAATGTACAAGAATAGTACTATTATTAGATGTTGTAGATGTATTGGTGATAAATTCATCCATTTCAATCCTATTTTTGGAAAGGGATGCTTCGCTTGAAAATGAGTTTATAATTTCATAATCTTCAAAGCAGATGTCAAATATTTCATAAAACTTAGATGCCTTTTTAACCTTACAGGTATTAACAGATAAGACTTTATCACCTTGTAGAGTCCAAGATGTAGTAGCAGAATCCTCAGTACCAACTAAGATGAGCAATTCTTTGAACCTATTTAGATTTTTAACAACAAATACATCACCAGTGTAGGTAGTGTATTCCCCATATGTCTTCATTTTATTAAGAAAGTACTTCAAATCTGAAAACAATTCAATATTTTCAGTGTCATTACAGTACCAATAGATGTCGAGTGTATCTGAACCAGATGCGATAGTGTAGAAGTGGATGTACATTTTCTCTACACTCCCGTATCGCTTTTCAGTTTGAGTTTTAAACGCACTAGTCATCGCATCCATAATGTATAGTATATGATGTAGGCTTTAAATGTATCTAAAAGAAGTAACATAGTTGATTTTTATGCTCAGGGTATTGTATACATTTATGAGGTTTTATAATAGTTCCTAGATATGGATAAGATACACATTTATGTTTATTCTTTTTTAGTTCTGAAATAAAAAAATCTACAAAATGACCAGTTGTTCTTTGACGTTCTGGATGCCATTGAACTCCATAAATTGGATAATACTTAGCCTCAATGGCAGCTACATACTCTTTATCATTATCGGCCACACTTGTAGCAATTACATTATAAAAACGACGTAAGTGTTCATTGTTCATAAAATCTGAAGTAGAAATGCCATAATCGTGGTTGTTATTACAGGATTTATGATGTTCTAAGTAGTGTAAGTATCGAGGTGGAAAAGAGCGAAACATTCTAGAGATATAACCAGAAGGGGTAATATGAAGCGGATAGAATCCCTGAGCTGGATAGCGTTTTAGTTTAGTAAAATTTCCAACTAAAAACATTAAAAGTTCAAATCCAAAACAAGTACCCCAAATTGGGAAGTATTCATCTTTTTGCAAGGATAATTCAAAAAACTTTGTAACAGACTCTACAAAGGTTTTATTCTTCATAATAAAGGTAGTTTCACCTCCTGGGATAAAGAGACCATTCACTTTATTAAAGTATAGTTCGTGTTGAGTGGTGTCATATGGTATAGGAATAACACGAACACCACGTTCCTCAAACCAATCGACGTATGGTTTCATAATATGAGTGTCACCATACTTAGTTTTTTTCAAATGAGGAATAGTAATAATACCAATACATATAGGAAGATGACGTTTACTAGTTTTATGCCGTACTGCGTTCATTTGCCTATTAGCACTTAGCACTTTTATTAAAGTGTGCAAAAGTAATTTAATATTTAATTCGCCCTTTTTGGTCACATTTTCCTAAAAAGTATTAATTAGCAAATAATAATCGTCCACGACCTTCACGTACATCATATACATTCCAGCTTTCAGTAAATACTCGAAACTCACATTTACGTGTTTGGTCTATATCATTTCCTCTTATATTCGCTAATTCCAAATATAATGTAGGTCTATCAGCTGTAGTAAAATTAACTGTACCTTCAGGTTGTCTTGGAGCTGGATATACAACACCATAATTAGCACCAGTTGACCATTTCATTTCACCAATACCTAATCCACTAGCTTTTTCATCCTTAACAAGTTGACAAATATCTTCCCATAAGAATGGTTCGTGTAAATTTTCACGATCACGTCCAGCAATAATAAGTTTAATATTATAGTAGAATTTTCCACATAATGGGTTTGGTTTTGGAGGGAAAATAGTATAAGGATTTGTAGGAGTAGGAGGATTACCTAAGATAGGGGGGATACTTGTAATATTATTGCCATTAAAATAATCATTTCCAAAATTATCAAGTTGATTTCTATCAAGAGCTCTTTGATTTCTAAAAAACCAGAAAATCTTTTCAGTTGGGTGGCGACCATCCAAACGACGTGTTACAGCTGCATTACCACCCTTATCCAATGAAACAAAATCTAATTCACCAAAAGTAAAATTATTTTCATAATGTCGGCGAAAAGGAATCTGTATAGGAGATGAACGTAATTCTTCTTGAACTCTTGAAGGAACGTAATGTTGAATAGTTGCTAAAAGGATAGTTGGATTGGGAATATCTATAAGAGGAATAGCCTTAAAAGTATATGGAGGAGAACCATCATCAAAATCTAATTGATAATCTAAATCCTGACTCCAAGGATAAAATAAAGTTGGATTTAGATGTTTATTAATTGCTTCATTACTGCATACAACTAAATCTTCTAATCTTCTGAGTGTAGCTTTAATACGAAATTTTTGCCAGGCCATAGCTACAAGTGGAAATCCGCCGTCACCAGGACATTGACATCCAGGAAGTGGTATTTTAATTTTTAATTGTTTAGGAGTAGCTCTTATTTGAATACCTCTTGAACTAGGCATATTTGTGATAGGATTAATAGGATTATATAACCCTCCTAATTGTTGCTCTAAAAAGCTGCTATTATAAGAGCCTTCACTAACTTGTTTTGATAATAGCCCATCACCACTCCATTCTTGAATTAAGAATTGGTCTTGATAGAATTGTATTTTTTCAAAAAGAAAATAACCAATATAATTAACATATCCATATGATACTCCATAGCGCGTAATTGGATAAAGACCATTAGCAACAGATGGTGGATAAAGTGTTGTAAGATTATTGGAATTAATAGGTAAATTAGGCAACCAGGAAGGTAAATCTATTTCAAATTCACATTCAGTCATAATATCACCATAAGGGTCAATTTCAACTTCAAATGTATTTCCCCAACTGACAGCATTAAGAGGAACAAACGTTCTTCGTTCAGCTAAATGATGAGTGGATGAATTGTAATTAGCATCATATGGGAAAGTACTTTCAGTAGAGTCTTTTAGAAAGTATGTATCTTTATTGCCGCGGGCAACGAGTTCAAAGAGAGCACCTTGTCCGCTAGATTGATTAATAGCAGCCATTCTATCTTATACAGACGAATGTAAGATTAGTTTATATTCTCTAAATTTAAGCCATCATATGACGAACAAGACTTGAGAGAACACCAGATAATAGAGAAATACCAAGAGCTTCAGGGAAGTTGAAGCGTTGTGATAGGATGATAAGGACAGCGATAGAGGAGAGTAATGCAACTCCAAGTGCCCCAATACCTTCACTGATTACAGCACCAGCACGTTGTCTTACCGCCATCATTTTAGACAGAATAAAGTGGGTGACTCCTGCCGTAAGTAGAGAGGCGATGACCATAACAGTCATAACACCAACCCAATTGAGTTTGTATGTAAACGCAGCAACATATACAGCTGCAACATTTAGCACGGAAATTAAGATAGTTTCAAGT